TAAAAAAATCCTTAACAACTCATTGGTCAGATTTAACATATGAAGAAAACTGTATTAAGGTAAAGGAAGATTTAACAAAAATTGAAGACATCTTAAAGACACAAAGTATACTTGTGATATCTCCAGAGCTTATGATGAATGCGATAGGAGAGCTTGAAGAACACTGTCCTAAAACAAAACACTTCATCAAACAACAAGTTGAAAGGATAATAAAAAAGTATGACTGATGACACTGAATATATTGTTCATTCTGATATTCTAGAAACTTTGCTTGGTATTCCTAATTATAAGGAGAAGATAGGCAACCCTAAAAAAGATAAAGTTATAATATCAATTGAAGAAGGTGATAAAGAAAATGAATTCACTGTTAGAGTATTTGATATTTCAGATGATACAAAACAAGAAACTTTAATTAAAGAAATAGCTTATGGAGTTTTATCTATGCTGCAAGATGAAAGTAAACTAGACTCAATTCGTTCATTGGGAAGGTATGCATTAGCTGTTAACAAACAAAATAACTCTTCTCCTATTCAATATATAGGAGACAATGTAGTTCCTTTTACCCCACGATAATAATATGGAAGAGTTTGACAAGATACAAAAACCATCACATTATAATCAAGGATCAATAGAAACTATAGATTTAATTAAAGGTTCTATAACACCTAAAGAACTTGAGGGTTATCTAAAAGGTAACATAATCAAATACTTATCTAGATATAACTATAAAAATGAACCCTTGAATGACTTGTACAAAGCTAGATGGTATTTCAAAAGATTAATAAAAGAATTAGAAAATCAATGGGATATTAAAACCAGTACTGAAGAAGGTAAAAAATGAGATATGAAACTTTGCAGAATAAGTTACGAAAATTTCATACTTCTTTTCGACATCCAATAGATGAGCCATACTTATTAGTTGGTTTTGATCATAAGAAAAGTTTAAGAATACGATTAATAAGAGAAGAATATGAAGAACTTACATTGGCTATCAATGAAAATAAAAATAAGGAAGATATTTTAAAAGAATTGTGTGATCTAGTTTATGTTTGTATTGGTTTTGCTGATACATATGGATGGGACTTTGATGTAGCTTTTAATAAAGTCCATCAATCTAATATGTCAAAGTTAGATAAGAACGGTGATCCTATATATAGAAAGGATGGAAAGATCTTAAAATCAGAGTTATACGAAGAGCCTAATCTACAGGATTTGGTGTAGTGGTTTTGGAAAGAACAATGAAAGGCGCAATAGTTCCTCTTCCTGCCGTATGGTTTATGAAGACGCAGGTTCCTTCAGATATGGTGGAAGATATTAATAAGTACCTTGATAATTTACTGAAAGAAGATAAAAGAAAGTCACAGGCTGGTACTCTTGTAGGACAAATTAAAAATGGGGAACAATTAACTGTTGATCATACACATGAAGATATAAAAGAACTTTCTTCTGTCCTTTGTATGTGTGCCAAACAATATATAGAAGCTTTCTTTCAACGTCATAATCAAACAGCTTTAAGTGACAGACAGATACAGGTATATGAAATGTGGTCTGTTCATGCGTATGAAGGAGACTATAATCCTCTACATGATCATGGTGTTCCTTCTATTATGGGGTTGTCATGTATCCTATATTTAAAAATACCTAAACAAATTTCAGATACAGATGTAACTTCTAATCTATTTGATTCATCGGGAGTTCAGGATGGACATCTTGTTTTTAATTATGGTATAGATAGTCAATTAGATTATGAAAGATTAAAGCCACCTTCTTCTACTCTTATCAAACCAAGAGTAGGAGAAATGTATATTTTTCCTTCTTGGTTACAACATATGGTATTCCCTTTCTCAGGAGAAGGAGAAAGACGCTCTCTATCGGCTAATATAACAGCACAAAGAAAAGAAATTAAACAAGAGGAGATATAAATGAAGATATTCTTGACAGCAGATCTTGTAAATGAGATACTAAATTATATTTCAGAGAGACCTTTTAAGGAAGCCAATCCTTTAATATCCAAGATAATGCAAGAAGTTAAAATGAATGAAGATGAAAATAAAAAACAAACAGAACTTAATTTAATGAAGAATGAAGATGAAAGAGGTACTGGTGAATGATATTAACTGACTACCAACATTTCATTCATCAATCTAGGTATTCTAGATGGCAAGAAGAAACACAACGAAGAGAAACATGGGATGAGACTGTTAATCGTTTAATCTCTTTCTACACAAAATATATTAAAGACAATTATAATGTTGTAATATCAGAAGATATTAATAAGAGGCTTACTAATTCCATACTTAATATGGATGTCATGCCTTCCATGAGAGCACTGATGACTGCTGGACCTGCACTAGAGAAGAACCATATTGCTGCTTATAACTGTTCTTATCTTCCTGTTGATAGTCCAAGGTCATTTGATGAATGTCTATATATCCTTATGCATGGTACAGGAGTAGGCTTCTCTGTAGAACGTCAATATATTAATGATCTTCCTAAAGTTCCTGAAGAGTTTGAGGATAGTGAAACAACTATCATTGTACAGGATAGTAAGGAAGGATGGCACAGAGGATACAAAGAACTTATCAACATCCTTTATGCAGGTAGGGTTCCTAAGTGGGATCTATCTAGACTACGTCCAGCAGGAGCTAGACTAAAAACTTTTGGTGGTCGTTCGAGTGGACCTGAACCATTGGATGAATTGTTTAGGTTTACAGTTGATACCTTTAAGAAGTCGCTAGGTAGAAAACTGAATAGTCTTGAATGTCACGATCTGATGTGCAAGATTGCAGATGTAGTTGTAGTAGGTGGTGTTCGCAGGTCTGCCCTTATCTCATTAAGCAATCTTAGTGATGATCGTATGCGTCACTGCAAAAGTGGTAACTGGTGGGACTTGGAGCCTCAGAGAGCACTATCAAACAATAGTGTATGTTATACTGAACATCTTCCTGATATAGGAACCTTTATGAGAGAGTGGACTGCTCTTTATGAAAGTAAGTCAGGAGAAAGAGGTATCTTTAATCGTAAGGCAGCACAAGCACAAGCTGCTAAGTATGAAAGGCGTGACCCCTCTATCGACTATGGTACTAATCCTTGTTGTGAAATTATTCTTAGACCTAAACAGTTCTGTAATCTATCAGAAGTTGTTGTAAGAGCTACTGATACTCCTGAAACTCTACAAGAAAAGGTAGAGATGGCAACGATCCTTGGTACTATACAGTCTACCTTTACTAACTTCAAAGGTATTGGAAGACAGTGGACAAAGAATACAGAAGAAGAAAGGTTGCTTGGTGTATCCTTAACTGGTATACTTGATAATGCTTTACTGTCTAATACAACAAAGGAAAGTCTTCCTGCTCTGTTGTCTAATCTTAGACTCCATGCAGTTGCAGTTAATCGACATTGGGCAGATAAGCTAGATATTGAAGCTTCAACAGCAATTACTTGTGTGAAGCCTTCAGGTACAGTGAGTCAGCTTGTTAATGCAGCGAGTGGTATTCATCCAAGACATAATGAATATTATATTAGAACAGTACGGGCTGATAAGAAAGATCCACTAACACAGTTCATGGTTGAATCTGGCTTTCCTTGTGAAGACTCAATAGATAAACCTAATTCTATGGCTGTATTCTCATTCCCTATGCACTCTCCAAAGAGTGCTATTACACGCCATACTATGACAGCCATAGAGCATTTAGAATTATGGAAGATATACGCAGAATATTGGTGCGAACATAAGCCTTCTATAACAGTAAGTGTTAAGGAACATGAGTGGTTAAGAGTTGCTAACTTTGTTTATGATAACTTTGATGTTATGTCTGGTATAAGTTTCTTGCCTCTGACTGAGCACAGTTATAAGCAAGCTCCCTATCAGGATATAACTGAAGAAGAGTACATTAAATTATTAAATGAAATGCCTAAAGAAATTAACTGGGAAAATTTAGCTGACTATGAAAAAGGAGATACAACCTTAGGTAGTCAAACATTAAATTGTACAGGCGATGTATGTGAAATAGTAGATATAATTAATTAAGGAGAATATTATTATGAAGAAATATGTAATTCTAACAGCGTGTATAGCTCTGCTTGCGGTAGGAAGTATTGCTATGAGGCCAGCACTAGCAAGTATGGGTGTTGTAGAGTGGCCTAAGACATGTCAGTTAGAGAGTGGTATGTACACTGAAGAAGGCTATTGGGTATCTTCAAGTGGTAGAGTGTATGCTTTTGGATCACTTGATAGTGCGCTCAAGTGTGTTATGAGAGCTAGTCTACCAAAGGTTGTATTTTATAGACTTGGTAAATATGGTAATCAAGCTGTTAAAGATTTGATTGGTGACAAGCCCTACACTCAAATAGATTCAATGCAAAAAGATGCAGCCAGAGAAGAGTGATAACGAGGTTGATATTCTAAGAGAGAATGTATACCTTTTGCAGCAACAGCTTCAGAAGGCATACATTAGAATCAAGGAACTAATAGGAGAGAAGAATGGTTGATAGAGCAGAGATACAAAAACATCGAGAAGGACTGGAGATGGAGCTAGAATATCTGAATGAGAATTTAGGTAGTTATCACCGTGTCCAACGTAAGAATGTGTTGGAGTATTTAAATGTAAGAATTAAAGAGTTAGAAGAATATGGTAGTCAAGTTCAAAATGCACAGAGTCTACTTAATGTACCTGAATTGAACAGGCTTGAGGATGATGGTGGGTGAAGAAAACTAAAATAAAAAAAGGTAGCCTACGATCAGAAGCTACCTTAGTTAAGTTTGGAATTGTTTTAAATGTAGATGGTCATTTAGAACTTCAAAAGTCGTTCCTACATCCTAACGACTGGCTAAATATAATTGATAAGTCATATCCTAATTATGAGAATAGAGATGTAATTCATAAGTTTTTAGTGTATGCCTTAGATAAAGTAGAAAAACTAGAAGCTGACTTAAAGACACTACCTCCTTTACTAAGATCAGACTAGACCACCATCGTACATAGGTCTTACCTGACCACCTTTATAATATCCTAACCAATCCCTAATAGTTCTTAAAGAAGTATTTTCACGAAAATGTTTTTTACTATTATCTGATTCAATTGCGGTTATACCTCCTGCCTCATTGTATTCCCAATTAAAACCATGCCCTTCAAGAAGACGTACAATTTGTTCTTCCTTCAGTCTTCTAGATAAAGGTCCACCTTGCATTTCAATTCGTTCGGCACGAGTTGGTGTTCCGCTTATTCTTGGAGGAGGAGGTCTTTCACTTTTATATCCAGTAAATATTTCGTTTTTCCAAGTTCCCCTTACACCTTGATCTTCAAATTTTTGTGTGAGCATATCTTTTGCTTGTGATGTAGTTAAATTATCATACGCACCTTTTCGTGGTGAAGAAGGAAGATTAAATATAACTTGACCTCCTTCTCTTATAGAATTAGTAATTTGATTTATAGTTATATTTAGTGTATCCATATTTGGTTGTACATTTAAAACATTACTTGCCATGACAAGATCATATGGACCCTTCTCTAGTGCATCTGGGTTATAATTAAAATCATAATTAGTTACAGTATTCTTCTCACTGATTTCTCGTAATCCTTTACTTGCCTTTACTATTTCTTCTGAACCTGAACCAAAATTTAGGATAGACTTATCTTTTATTCCTTTATATAAGACATTACTATAGACTTTTGGTTTCTCCCAACGTCTTGCTGTTTTTTCCATTTCTTCCTGCACAGAAGGCTCTATTTCCTGTTTTATATTTCTAGGATCTAAATAATCTTTAACTTCATCCCATAAATCTCCTAGATACTCTTGACCAGATTGTTCTAAACCAAAAAGCTCATGTGCTGGTTTGTTCTTTAAATAAGATATAGCCTCTTGGGGTACTGCATTTGCTATCATTCTACCTAGTTGTATAACAGGAACTCTTCTAGAATATCCTTGAACCAAAAGTTGTAAAAGTTTTGGTAATCTCTTTCTTACACTTTGCGGAATAGGAGAACCTAAATTTCTTTCAAAAGTTTCTGGAGAAGTAGCTTCTACATCAAGATTAGATGGTATTCCAGGTATTCCTTCTTCAGGAATTTCTATTTGTTCTACTTTTTGTCTTGCTTCTAGAACTTTCTTTTGATCTTCAGGAAGTCCACCCTCTGCCATACGCACCACACCACCATCATACATATTCTGTACAAGCCCACCACTCCTTCTAGGACCAGCCGCTCCTGTACTTAAAGCAAGAACACCAGATGGAGTACCCACCGTACCTCCAGGACCAGACGCTCCTACATCAACACTAGGTTGACCTATACCAGAAGGG